TCAGCATTTTCGTTATGGTTCACAGCGTTATCTTGGATATACATTTGTGGTTCTTTAGGCCAGACTTGAGTGTCGTTCATCAGAACGTCCACTTCAAACCAGCTTTAGTTCCATAAGAAGTATTATAATCACCAGTAATAAATGACACCTCTCCATAGAGATCTACGTTATCGCTAAGAGGTGCTGTGCCACCCAACTTACCTGAGAGTTCCAGGTCAGATTCAGACCCATCACTAAGGACAATGGCAGGACCACCCTGGATATACCAGTTGTTACCTTCATAACCAACATGGTTATCAATAACAGTGCTGCTATAATCGTTACCAACAAAACCTGAGTTCGCTTCCACGTTTACATAGGGACCTGCAAGTACAGGATTTGCAACCAACAAAGTGGCGGGGAGGAGTGCAATAATTTTTTTCATTGTAATTGTTTAAGTTAATAATTTAGAATAAGTTTGTGTTTGAGCGTTCAAGCTTGGCCATTACTTCTTGGCGGTAAGCAGGATCACGGTCATACCTAGGGTCTTGCATTGCGCTGACTACCTCGGCTTGACTTTTATATCCTTGTGTTGTTTCGGTTGGAGCCTTACCTTGTACAAGCTTGCCCTCTACTCCAACCGAGTCACCGTATTTATACGATAACGCCTGGATTGCAAAGTATGCAGCATTAACATCACCTGAATCAATGACTGAATCAAACATGTCAATTTCATTGTCGTTCATATTTTCACTAGCCCATTGCATAAGCTGTGAATACTGCTGTTCACCACCAATGCTATTTTTTAAAGATTCAGAATCTTCAGCACTAAGTGATTTGTTGGATGTATTATTTCGATAGTCAAGATACATCTTTGCTAGATCAGTTGGGTCTGATTCAGACAGTTCTTTCAATGTATTCTCATTAAATTGATCGCCTTGTGATTCATCCCAAAGACGATCGAATAATGATTCAACTATTTCATCTGTATCTTCTGGCTCTTCTTCCACCTCAGATTCTTCTTTGTCTTCGCCAAGTTTTTTCTGAAGTTCAATATAAGCTGCTTCTAATTCTTCAGCATTCCTATATTTACCAGCAAGCATAGTCTCCTGCTCTGCTGCCATTTCTTGGCCAATTGCTAGAGACTCTTGCTCATCTGCATTAAGTTCTCCCTGTGCATTTTCATCAGGGAGCATTGACATTACTTCTGCCATTTAAATTATTCGATGGGTGGTTGTTGTGATAGTTCGGGGTTTTTAGATGGATCCATTATTGGTGTCTTCATTGCATCAACTTCCATCTGAGCTGCCTGCATCTGCATATCTTGCTGTTGCATTGCAGCTTGTTCTTGCTGTACTTCTTGCATTGAACGTACAAGATTAAGTATGTCAATGCCTTGTGCTGCAGCTAGTCGTTTAATTACTTCATCAGTATTGATAAAGTTTGCGATAGCTTCTGGTCCAAGTGTTTGAGCAAGGATTGTTAGGAATTGACTTAAGCTTTCACGATCCTGTCCACGTCCTAATGCATTGATGCCAGCAATAATAGTTGGCTTTACAATCTTCTTAGGAATTTTTGGGATGTCACCATTCCTTTGAGCATCACTTAATTTCTTATTAAGATATGGAACAAGGAAGTCAACAGTCAATAGTGAGAATAAACCACCTAGCTGTTGTTCTAGTTCCATCTGTGTCATTCGTACTTCTTCCGCTGTTGTGCGTTCCGATTGTCTGATGTTCAGAATCAGGAATGCATCACTGATACGTTGAGATAACGTACCGACCATTTCATATGCCGTACGGAAGTCAGCTGTCTTGCCTACCTGAATGACACCAATGTCATCTGGTCTGCCTTGAATGATTGCTCCATTGCCAGCTGCTGCCAGCGTAGAGGGTTTAGTTGTACTCGATGGACTTACAGTAAAGACAACCTTAGCTGCCGCTGCAGAGCCCTCTACCAATGCTTGAGATAGACCCTCAAGAGATTTAAGGTCGCCAATAAATTGACCAACCCTACCGCGCCCGTAGGCTTCACCATCAACAGTATTGAACCTCAATGGAATCCATGGATTTACATCGATAGGTGCTTTACCTTGTGAGCCTTTAACTACCTTTCCGTTGACTTCCTGATGCCAAATGAATCGGTTGTTGTCTCGCTTGATATGCGTATAGACATCAACATCATCATCATAGACACCATCATCATCAACACGGTTTGGCTCTAGTTGTTCTTTAGGTAACTGAGTTTCAATCAGATCCTTAGCTACTCTTTCCTTTGTGACTATTTCAATCACTTGACCGTTCCCATCTCGATCCACTACGTAGCGGTTCAGAGGATATACCTTTAAGCCATGCTTACTCATGAACACTAGTGCATTACCTGCCACAACTAAGTGGAGCAATGCCTGATGTACAGCTACACGGTCATCTGATGCAGAGATTGATTCCAGAATAATTCTTTCAACCTTGGCAAATGCCAGGTCTAATTCTGATTTCATTTCCGGTGCAAAGTCTTGACCGAGTTGACTTTCGTCTAGCTGTAGTTTGAAGAAACTGGTTTGTACAGGTAGTAAAGCAAGCATAAGTTTGCTTGCTAAAGTGACACACGCTTTGGCACCTACCGATTGGTAAGGTGTCTTCAGACGTTTCATACCTGAGATATGTTCTTCATGTCCTTGAATTAAATATGGCAAGGTAAGCTCTGATGCTTGCCGTGCTTCGTCTAAAAATTGAGAACGATCGCTTGATAAATAATCATACCTAGTTCGTGCGCTCATTATTAAAGATTAATTGCTGTACTTCTAATGCCTTGGATTCGTTGACCCCTCCGTTTAAAGGCATCCTTTTTTTTACTTAGATTACTATTCTGTCCAGCAAACCTAATACCCATTACACGATTCCTTTCCAGTGGTTTGAACGGTTTGCTATTCATGTCACGTAGCCTATCTTCTAAGCTTCTTAGGTTTTCTGCATACTTGCCTTCACTTGCTGATATGCGATTCCTAAATTCGTGACTCAGTTGACTTAGAGCATCTCCATAATTAAACTCTTTTTTCTCTGGTGTAGCAGCTCTGATCTGACGAACATCATTTTGAGTATCGATGTCTTGAATGCCAAGTCTTTTAGCAATGCTAGATGCCTGATTGATTTGCATTAAATCGTTTCGGCTATCAACGTTTTGGATGCCAAGTAACTTAGCTATACGTCTCTGTTCTGCTGTAACGTTCATTTAATTTTCCTCCATATAACGGATGATCCATTCAACGACACTACGTTGACCGGATCGATACATAATTTTCTCCATTGAATCGTCAGGTGTAGGTGTAATGGGTGGGAAAGTTTCTTCTAGTTGATGTGTTAAACCACGGGCTTGCATACCCACGGTTTCAAGCATACTGAGGGAGGTTGACATTCGAGTGCTCAAAAAAGGCTGGCATTCTGGCTGACTTAGTGAAGGAAAGCTCAGGAGCCTTGCCTTGATACATCAAGTTGTCACTAGAATCCAGCCAAAATTTTTTGTCTAAATATTTATCGGTATTGCTACCGAGTGGTTGCATTACCCAATTGATAGTTGCTTTACGTAGTTTGTCCAGACTAGGAGAAATCTCTAGTCCTAGTTCTCTACATACAATTGAATTCGATGCAACGTGAATCTGTTCATCTCTGGAAATATCTGCGCTTACGGTACGCATTCCAGGGTCACCATTAGCGCGCAGCAATGGTAAAAGAACGAAGAAAATTGCACGCTCGGCAACCATCGCTTTGAGGATCGTATGATCCGGATGCGCTGTCCAAGCATCACGTAACCGTAACGCTTCAGCCTCAGCTTTTGGATCAGTCCCGTAAGCATTGGCAATGTAACCAAGTGCCAAGTCGTGGTTCTGTTCGTCTTTGACGTTTGACTCCAGTAGTTCCCGCGATAACTCTGGTACGTCGGAAGCCAATCCATCACGGATAAAATCTCCCACAGGTAGTTCCATGTGTCGCAGCGCAAGTGCACGGAGTAACGTCTCGTGTGCACCCTCTTTGCATGTACCAGCAGTTGTCTGTACTGGTGTCCATTTTCTCTTTCTGTTTAATAATTTCTGATAAGGATTTAGTCTCATTCTTGGCAATCACATTGAAGTTCTTCATTTAAAATGTCCTCTAAATAGCTGTCTACTTCTGACTCATCTAATGCAGCATATGCATTTGACTTGTCCTGTGTATCTGGCATCACTTGGAGTGAATAATAGAGGCTAGTTTGCGGGGACCTTAGCCACTCTTCCACGAATTCATTGTCGTAGGTTACAACGTCACTCCAAGAGTTAAAGCTATATCCATGAAGAAGCCCTGTGCTGTCAAGCAATGTCATCAGTCCGTCTGCGACCGCCTTGTAAGCGTCCCATCCGCACTCTGATGCAATCTCAACATCACCATAATTGTATGTTTGTACACCGAACGTGCCGCTATCACGGTCCACAGTACGGCTAATAGGTGGTGCAATCTCAGGGGTAGAGGTGAAGCCATCAAGGTCTTTAGACCTGTAGCTACACGATGCAGTAGGGGCAATTGCAAACGCCCTATCCATCTTGTGTGACCTAGCAACACGTGCAGCAAGGTTGATGCCTAGCTTTAGCTGTACTGCTAGTTCATATGCTGGTGTACGAATTACTTCACCGCTGTTAAGGCAGCGAAGTCCTTCACCAAACTGTTCATAAGTTACTCCGTACCGCCGTAGGAGATTTGCGAGGCCGAGTACTCCCAGTCCGACTTGTCTGTCTGTTTCGCTTGGGAGATATTCTCCTGAATTGCTAACGCCAGTTCGACCATGGAGTTGGCACAGTTCTGACATCCCTTCAGTGAAAGCTCTTGGAATGTCGTCAAATTCACAGGCACCGAGATTGACATGCTGCAAGAGACAGGTGCCTCGGCTTGGCAAGTACACCTCAAGGCATACATTCCCTCGGATTCGGTTTCCATTTTTGTCATACTTAATTTTGTTTAACCAGATGTCACCACGTTTAATGCCATCCAAGATGATTTCCTTGTGTGGCGTAGCCTCCCACATTTCGGTAGTGAGGTTGATGCATCGCTTAACCCAAGGCAGCTCACTTCTAGGAGTGGATACAAACTCAGGAATATCGGGATGGTCAATGTCCAAATGACACACCACCGCACCTGATCTGTAGGCACCACCTCTGCGTAATACCTCATTCAACGTTGAATAGATTCTCGCGAAAGATACTGGTCCAGATGCAACCAATCCTTTTCCATTTTCTGTTCCTTTGGGTCGCAGTTCCGACAAGTGGACCGCAACTCCTGCTCCATAACGTAGGCCAAATGATACATAGCGCCACGATTTTTCCAATCCATCAGGACCCTCCATCGAGTCTTGTACTACAAATACTGTGCAGCTAACTGGAAGCCTTGACTCAGGGATGTCGAGCCAAGATTGTACACGTCCAGTACGTGAGATAAGTGAGGTGGTCATTAATTAAATAAGATCAGTAAGTGTTGGTGTTTTATAATTAGGTCCTTTAAGAACCTTCCCGTCCGCTCTGTAGATGGGCTTACCGTCTTCTCCGAGCTTCGACATGTTTGATTTGTGGACCCGAATCATCGCTTCATCAAGATCCCATTCTTGACTAGCTGCCATTTGGAAGCAGACATATACAAGGTCAGCTAGTTCTTTAAGTTGTTCACACTCATCCTTAAAATGATATGCCTCATGAAACTCACTCCATTCCTCATCAATCAGTGCTTTTTGTATTGACTTCTGATTCCTCCCCGTCTCCAAAGAGTAAGCTTGACGGAATTTTTCCGCTTGGTCCAGAAGACTGGTGTGAATGTAAGAGTTCATTTTCAAGGTAGTGGATAGCTTTCTTTAGGTCCTGTTCTTTGCTGTCTTTATGACCAGCGCGGACGATATATTTAAGAGCACAACCAAGGTGATAGTTCAGTCCTTGGTCTCGTATAAAGTCCCACGTTTCCATGGAACCTCTTGTGTAGTAGGCGGGTGAGAAGTGGGC